ACAGGCCCTGTCCTTTGTGCAGGGGGAAGCCTACCGGATCAATCCGCGCGTCTATGAAACGCGCTATCCGGATTGGGACTTTGCCCGTCTGATCTATGTCGACACCTCCGGGGGTCCGTGGGACCAAGGCGTCATCACGTACTCCAGCGATGAAAGCGGCAAAGCCAAGATCATCTCTGGCTATGCGAAGGACATGCCCTTTGCGGACGTGAGCCAGTCCCGTGAACTGCGCAGCCACAAGATGCTTGGCATCGGCTACCAGTACAATATCGAGGAAATCAACGCCGCCATTCTGGTGGGCGGTACGCTTCCGCAGCGCCGGGCAAATGCTGCCCGCAAGGCGTACATGCGCGAAATGTACGAGATCACCCTCACCGGCCTGCCCGAGGCGGGTTGGACCGGCCTGCTCAATTCGACCGCCATCACTTCGACGGTCGCACCGGCAGACGGCACCGGCTCCGTGACCTTCTGGGTGGACGAGGACGGCGTGGGCCAGAAGACCCCGGCCCAGATCGTTCGTGACATCAACATTGCCTTGCAGGGCGTCTACCTCGACACCATCACTGTCGAGATGGCCGACACGATCCGCCTGCCTGTCGAGGCATATAACTACATCGCGCAGACGCCTTACAGCGCCGTGACGATGGACACGATCCTGTCTTTCATCCAGCGCACCAACATCTATACCCAGACCACGGGCCGCCCGCTGACCATCACCGCTCATCGCGAGCTTGGCACGGCTGGCGCTGGCGGCACGGGCCGCATGGTGGCCTACAAGAACGACGAGGAAACGGCACGTCTCCACCTGCCCATGCCTCACCAGTTCCTCCCCGTCTATCAGGACGGCTGGGCCAATTGGGTCATCCCGGGCATCTTCCGCACGGGCGGCGTCGAAATCAGCAACGCGCTTGCCTTCCGTTACATCGACGGAATCAGCCAGCCGCCTGTTGCCGCATAAGAGCAATGTCGAGCGAGCAGAGAGAGGGCCTACGGGCCCTCTTTTCATTTGATGTAAGACTTGAGGGCCGCTTGTAGCTCCGGCTGCGCGGGCTGGGCGTCGAGGATGGCGAACGAGGCCGAGACAACATCGACGGGGGCCGGGACGAATGCGAGGGCGAGAACGAGGAAGAGGGACTTGAGCATTTCGAGTTTCCTTGATGAATGTTTGACGAGAGTGTCAGACATTGCGCGACCAGTCAACAGGGATTATAGTGGCCAAATGGCAAACATCACACTGACCAACCAAACGAATAGCCCGATCACCATTGGCACCGCGCTCTTTGGCGTCAATGTGCCGACCTCCGCTGATCTTGCGGGGACCGATCTTGCAATTGCCGAGGTCTATCGCGACTCCGGCCTTGCGTCTCTAATCTCCACTCCGGCCATCACCGGAATCCCGCAGGTCGGGGAGACTCTGACCGGCAATGGCGGCGTCTGGCAGATTTCCGCCAACGGGACGACCGGGTGGGCCGATATCCCCGGCGCGTCCGGCGACACCTACGTCCCGGTAGAGGCCGACGCAACCAAGTTCATCCGCTTGGCCGTTGGCACGGTTTACAGCCCTGTAGTCGGCCCCGTCGAGGCAGCGGAATGAGGGTCACAGTAACGAACCGCTCCAATGGCGCTGTCGACCTCATGGGCGGCAATAAGGTGCCAGCAAACGGCACTTGGACCGGGGAGATGGACGACCTCCATGTCTCCATCTTTGGCGCGTCAACCGTCCTGACCGTCGAGCCCGCAGACGATCCGCTCCAGCCGTTCCGGGATGAATATGAGCGCCTGTCCGGCAAGCCTGCCAATAAGCGTTGGGGCGAGGACCGGCTTTTTCAGGAGATCGAGGCACTTGACCCCCAGCGAGTTTAAGGCGCTCAAGCCGCAGTTCGCCAACGTCCCAGACGCTACGGTCGAGGGCTATCTAAGCATGTCCGCGCGGCTGGTGTTTGACCCAGACGACGCCGACGCGATGGCCGCCCTCACATGCCACCTCATGACGCTGGATGGGCTGGGCACGGACGCGCAGTCCGAGTCGTTCGCAGAGGGCACGGCCAGTTTCCAGACGATCCGCTCCGGCGACCTCACGCTTACACGCTTCCAGAGCCAGTCGAGCGGGTCCAGCTATGTCGATTGGCTCCGGCAAACCCCTTGCGGGAGCTTCTATGCGCTCTTGCTCAAGATGACCCGTGGCGGCCCGCGCGTGGCCACTGGCGGAGGCGGGCGCTGTCGGACGGCATATGCCAAGGACGGATGGCCGCTATGGGTTGACAACGCCTAGGGCGTTTGCTAGGTAGGGAGCGCGTTATCTCCTTTGCTGTTGACCCAAGGCGCCCCCGGTTCATTCTGGGGGCGTTTTGCTTATGCGGTATGAGTATTCCCCGGGCGCGACGATCCGGTATTTCACGACGCCTTCATGCACCAGCCCGTTCATGATCTTTTTGATTTCCGCATTCTTGGTGCGGAACGGCAGCTTGGCCACGAGCGCGAGGGCGTGATTGTTGGAAGCGGGCCGGGACTTCCGGGCGTGCTCCGGGCAGAGGGACTTCCGGTGGGATGGGTTATTGCAGAACCCGCCCGTCACCGGCCAGCGGCATCCCGTTACGTGCTCAAGGGGCGCGGGGGTAGAGCCGGGGAGCGGTTGATCGTCGGGGATATCCACCAGCACTGGCCCGGCCCGCTGGGGGCCGGAAGGGGGCAGGACGCCCGTTAGCCCCATGCGGTCTATTTGGCCCGCCACAGTGCTCTTTGTGACGCCTAGAAGCTCTGCCATTTGCGTATAACTCCGTCCGCCCTCCATCACGAGGGCCTTAATCTTTTCGCGCAGTTCCGTCTTTGGCGCGCGGGCAGACCCCGGGCCTTGGATACCGTGGCGGGCCACCGCCGAATAAATGGAGTCCGGGGAGGTGCCAAGCCGTTTGGCCAGAACCGTCCAAGGGCCCTCGTGCGATTTCAGTGCGGCGATCCGTTGCGCCGTCGACATACTATTCCAGTGCAATTTCGGCCTCTAAGAGCATTTCCCGCGCCGCTTCAAACTTCTCGGGCGGCATAGACGTGACCCCGGGGCCCATGACGACTCGGGCCACTCCAACCTGAATGAGGAGGCGAGCGCAGTCGTCACAAGGGGGGTGGGTGACATAGGCGGTACACCCGGCAAGGGCGACCCCGATCCGCGCGGCGTTGCCAATGGCGTTCGCCTCCGCGTGACTGGTGAACAGGTACTTGGCCGGGCGCGCGAGGCGTTCGGGGGTGGGCTTCACTCCCCGGGGCATCCCGTTATAGCCAGTGGAGCGGATTTCGTGGTCTGGGCCGACAATGACACATCCGACATGCGTGGTCAGATCGTCCGACCGTTTGGAGATGGCTTGCGCCACCTCCAGAAAGGACTCGTCCCAAGAGGGGCGGTTATTCTGCATATTTAAGGCATCCCTGTTCTACATAGTTGCCAGCTTCACGGGGGCCCGCGCCGTCGAGAGTATAGACCACGAGGGCCACGTGCATTAGGTCCAAGAGCAAACCTTGCCGGTCCAGCACTTCCAAGGTGTCAGAGAAGGACAGACCACGGTTACGACCGTAAGTCATGGTTGCGGCGATGTCACCTTCCATCCGGCACTTGTTGGCTAGTTCGGTGGTGGGGCTGAGAGCGAGGACGGCGACCACGGCGGCATTGATGAGGGACATTTGCAATCTCCTTGTGTTGCTGGTATCGTTCTAGGGGAGTTTGACAGAGGCGTCAATGGGTATTTTGAACGGCGGAATCGCAAAGACAATGGGCCGCGTCATGGGCACGTTCTACCTGCCCGCAACGCTCTGGACGGTCGGACTTGTCGAGGATGGCCAAGGGGGCGGGTCCGAAGCGCGGACACCCCAGCAAGTCAAAGTCCAAGAGAACATGATCCGGGAAGAGGTCCGCGCGGCTATGGGCGTGGCGCAGACTGCCAAGCAATTCTTGATCCTGCAAGACGGGGTCACAGGCGGCCTAAACGACGACTCGGAGCTAGAGGTTGGCGGCGTCACATATGCCCTGTCCCAGCCCCAGCAAGACCCGGCAAAGAGCTATTGGAAAGTCATTGGAGTGCCGAAGTGAACGCGCTGGGCATGATGATCCGCCGAGCTTGTGAAGAGTCCCGCATAGAGAACCTTTTCATTGGCAAGACGGTCGAGGAAATGAAAGCCCTTTGGGATGCTTTCGACCCGGACGCGGATTGGGGCGTTGCGTGCGGGGGCTACGACCCCGAGGACGTTCGATACTACCTTGTGATGATTGGAGAAGGCCGCTATGCCGCATGTTAAATTCGCCAAAAACTATGATTGGCCCATTCCGGGCAAGCGCGGAATGATCGCGTTCAAGGCGGGGTGGGGCGGGCTGATCACGACTCAGCAGGCCAAGGACGCCGAGCGCGCGGGCGCTCTGGTAGTCGTGGAAACTAAAGGCAAGGCTAAGCGCAAGTGAGCACGGACAACAGCCTCCGCGTGCGCCGGGAAGTGGTGGCGCACCTCAAGACCTTTGCGCCCCTGACAGCCCTTGTGGCCGCTGCGCACATCCACGGGGAGCGTGTCCCCGCCGATCCGGTTTGGCCATATCTACGCTATGCGGCCACGACCCTGCCTTATGACGCCTCTTGCTGGTCGGGCAGCACTCACCTTGTCAGCATTCACGCATATTCGAACGGCCCCTATACGGATTCCATCCTCCAGATCGGCGCGCAGATTGTCGAGGCGATGAAGCAATTCGAACCGGACGGGGAGATTGAGGTCGAGTGGGCCAACAATATCGGGCCCTTCAACGACTCCCCGTCCGGCGAGACTTCGAAATATCACCTCGTGACGCAATTCAACGTGACCGTGGCCTAACCGCCATCTCATAGCCAAGCGCATTGAACGCGGCCTGTAGGTTGCTCACTCCGGGCACACGGCCATGCTGCCAATGCTTGACCGTCCCCTCTGCGATCCCCACGGACTGCGCAATGGACTTTGTGGTCGCCCCCTGCTTGTTGGCGAGGTTGAAGAGTTCCCGGACCAAGGGGTCCACATTCGGCATGACCATGAGCGTCATTCCAGCACCTCCAGCGCGCGGACGGGGTAAATCTGGACGGACCCCGCATGGCTTTCGCTTTCGACGGCAACGCCATCCGGGGTGAGGCTGGTAGAGTAGTGGCCGACTACACGCCCCTGCCATTCCGAGCCGGATCGCTTCCGGACCCGCGTGCCGATTGGGAGCGTGGAGGAAAGGGCTTGATTGAAGCGGTTGGCGAGGGCATAGGCCCAAGCCTCATCCTCCTCCGGATCATGGCCGGTTAGGACAGCGGCGACCGTGCGGGAATATCCGCGTGCAGCCGGGCGCATGTCATGCAAGGTCCACTGGCCAAGGCGTTTATTGTGGACGGCCATAAGGCGGGCGTCGGGGGTGGGCTTCATGACATCACCGGACCAAGAAAGACGGGGAGGTTATAATGCTCGCCCCGGTACTTCCGGGCCGAGACGTAAAACTTGCCTCCGTTGAGAGGCAGGGCGTCGAGCTTGTTAGGCTTGATGAAGAAAGCCGGGAACAGGGACGCGGCGCGGCGAGACTGGACCTCAAGGGCAAGCTCCCGGACCTCTTCCGCCGTGAAGCTGGAGCCATTGGCGATGTTGTGGACTCGATGACCGTCAATCATTTGCGATTCTCCTAGGTTGACCTTGACGCTTCTGTCAAACATTGCGCGGGGTGTCAAGCCCTGATAGTATTGCGCCCAACTTTGCGATCAATGGGCCCCGAGGGGTCGGATGGAGTGAACTACTATGGCGCAAGCCCTTACTGTCAAGTTTGGCGAACAGCAACTTTTGATCGGGGATGGGGGTTCGCCGCAGGTGTTTACCGCCCCGTGCGGCATCACCGGCCTGACCAAGACCACCACGACCAACACCTCCGACATCGACATTCCCGACTGTGACGATCCGGACCTTGTTGTCTGGCTTGGCATTGACGAAGTGTCCAAGCGCATGACCCTGACTTTCTCGGGCACGGTCGCGCAGCAGTCCCTTGCCACGTGGCAGGATTGGGAATTGGACGGCGGCCTCCGTGACGTGCGCTGGTTCCGCAATCTGAACGACCTCGCCTTGCGCGGCTATCTGGAAGGCCCTGCCCTCCTGACCGAGTTTGCCGAGACTTCGGAAGCCCGGGGCCGCTTCACCTTCACCGGCACAATCATCTTTGACGGCAAGCCTGTCTGGATTTCCCTCCCGGCAGCCCCCGCCAATACCGTCCCGCCGACCTTTACCGGCACGCTGGCGGATACCGAAGTCCTGACCGCCGTAACTGGCACTTGGACGGGCGCTCCAGAATTCACATACCAGTGGGAACGCTCCCCCAATGGTGCCGGAAGCTGGGCCGAGATTGCCGGTGCCAATGCGGCGACCTACACGGCGACGACCGACGATGTCGGCAACTTCCTGCGCGTCAAGACCATCGGCACCAATAACGGCGGCTCGACGGTTGCATTCAGCGCCTCGCGCGGTCCGGTCACGGCATAATGTCGCGACTCTCCGCAGAGATTGAGCTTGCTTGGGGGCCGGGGGTTTACACCTTCGCCCTCAAGGCCAAGCAGATCGAAGAGCTAGAGCACCGCATGGGCGTTGGGATCGGGCGGATCACGGCCCGCATACACTCCAATGTGGACTTTTACTTCCGCGATGTCCGGGACACTATTTTCCTAGGGCTGGTCGGGGGCGGAACGTCCGCTGCCGAGGCGTCCCGGCTGGTTGACACATGGGTTGACGGCCAGCCAATCGAGCCCCTTGGCCGCGACGGCAAACCCCATCCAGACGGTAATTTGAGCACTGCCCGGGCCATCCTTGGCGCGTGCCGCTACGGTTGGGAGGCTTTGCCAGACGCTCCAGTGGGGGAGCCTCCGAAGGCGGACGGGAAACAATAGACTTCGGCCTATATCGTGCCGTCTTCCTGAAAAACGGAATCGACCCCCGGGCGTGGGAAACCATGAGCCTTTACGAACTGGAGAGCATGGTTCGTACATTGGCAAAAATGGATGACACCAAGCCGGACAGCCCAACGGATGAAGAGTGGGAGGACGCCACGCAAGCCCTTGCCGCCGCGACGGCTAATCTCCCCGATGTAAGGATATAAAAATGGCCGTTGTCGCGGATACTGTGGTTGTCGAACTGATCGCCCGAATGGATGCTTACGAGCGCAACTTGCGCAACGCTTCCAACCAGTCAGACCGGGCATTCAACAGGATCGAATCCGGAGCGGCCAAGGCAGGCGCGGGGCTGGCACGTTCCGTCCGCGCGATGAGCACCGCGCTTGCCACTCTCGGGATTGCCTTTGGCGGGCAGGCCGTCTTGCAGCTAACTGCCGCTTGGACGGACTTGAACAGCCGAGTCGTCAACGCTGTCGGGAGCGTGGATAAGGCCAGCGCGGTCATGGATCGACTCCAGCAGATTGCGCGCCGGACATATTCGTCCCTTGGCCAGACCTCCGAGGCATACCTTCAAAACTCGCAGGCGCTGACCGCGCTTGGCTACAGCACACAGCAACAGCTTGACCTTGCCGAGGCCCTGAACAACTCGCTGGTAATCAGCGCGACCCGTGGCGACCGCGCCCGGCAGGTGATGGACGCTTGGTCTAAGGCTATGGCCGAGGGGTCATTGCGGGGCGACAACCTCAACACGATCATCGCTTCCGGAGGTCGCCTGTCCAAGGCACTTGCGGACAGTCTGGGCGTGTCGGTCAATGAGCTTCGGGCCCTTGGCGCGCAAGGCAAGATCACGACTGACGCCATGTACGGCGTCACCGGGCAGCTTGAGCAGTTGCGCGAGGAAGCGGACCGCATGCCCGCCACGGTAACGGACGGGTTCACCTTGCTCCAGAATGCAATCTTTGCGTTCGTCGGGCAGGCAGACGAGGCCGTGGGCTCCAGTGAGGCCCTTGCCGAGGCCATTGTTTCCATCTCCGACGCCATTGCAAACGCCCCGGATACTGACCTCTTTGACAACATTTTCCGGGGGCTTGGGAATGAGCTTGCCCGGTTCATCGAAGAGGGCGGGCGCGAGCTTGAATATCTGTCCGGCATCCTTGGGGCCCTCGCCAAATTGAAGGACTCCCCCGCCGATGGGCTGGTTGCGCTCAATGGTGCGATGGGCGGCAACATCCGGACCGCCGAGACGTTCGAACTGGCCTTGGCGGACGCCGAGCAGGCTTTGGCCAATTTCGCGGTCAACACCCAAGGCCGGTTCACGACCGCCATCGGGGAGACGGAGAACGGCGTCGTCACTCTGGGGGATGCTGTCCAAGACCTCATCCAGCAAATCCTTGCCGGTGGCGGATCGGCAGAGGAGGCAGAGGAGGCCATTCTTGCGCTTGGCTCCGTTGGCGACGGGGAATTTACCCCCCTCCAGAGCGCGCTTTCGTCCCTTGTCGCCCAACTGTTCGCAGTGCGGGACACAGCCGTTTTGGCCCGGGAGGCTGCCGCCAACATCGACTCCGACCTTGGGCAGTTTCCGTCTAAGCGCCTTTTCAATCGGACGATCGGAGTTGACCTGACCAATGACGGGGGGACTCCTGTCCGCCCGACCGTCACCAGCACCGGGGCAGCCAAGAAAACCCCCGACGAAAAATTCAATGAGTCCCTTGAGGCCCAAAAGCGCCGTAACGATGAGTTGCAGCGTGAGACGGCTTTGCGCGCCACCCTCAATCCGCTGGTCAATGACTATGGCTATGCACTGGAGAAGTTCCGAATCCAGACGGACCTTGAGAACGCCGCGACCCGGGAAGGTCTGGAGTTGACGCCCGAGCGCGTGGCCGCGATTGCAGAGCTTGCCGAGACATATGCGTCCGCCAAGGTTGCCGCAGAGCAGCTTGACGAATCGCAAAAGCAACTCAAGGCGAGTGCGGAGGCTTGGGCCGATACGCTCAAGGATGCTTCCCGGTCCTTCATTGACGATCTGATCGAAGGCAAGACGGCTGCCGAGGCGTTCGGCAACGTGCTTTCCAACATCGGCAGCAAGCTGATCGACCTTGGCCTTTCCAACTTGTTCGGCTCCGGGGGCTTCAATCTGGGCAGCCTCTTTGGCGGGGGTGGCGGCTTCCCCACGCGCGCTATGGGCGGCAACGTCTATGCAGGCCAGCCGACCATGATCAACGAACGGGGCCAAGAGATTTTCGTGCCGACCCAGCCCGGGCGCATGGTCCCTGCCAGTCAAGTGGGTGGCGGAGGCTCCGTCACGTTCGCCCCGCAGATCGACGCGCGCGGCGCGGACGTTGCGGCAGTTGCCCGACTCGAGCAATCCATGCAAAGACTGGCACAAGAGATCGTGCCGACCATCCGGCGCGAGATATCGCAAGGGCCGAAAAAGGGACGCCGATAATGCAAGACTTTCCGGGCTGGACCGTTGATTTCCGCCTCATGTTCCGCCAAGAGCAGTCGCGGCAGGCGTCGGGCCGTACCATCGTCAAGGATTTTGGCACTCCCCTATGGACAGCAACCTATCAATCCCGGGGGCTCCGGCCCAACTTGCTGGATGAATGGCGGGCCCGCCTCAATGCCCTTGCCAATGGGCTGGAGACGTTCAAGGCTTGGCCGATGTCGCGTTGCTGGCCGATCCTCCACCCATACGGGGAGGGGGCCGTCCCGGGCGTCATCGCGACCATTGGCGCGAACCGCAAGTCTCTCACAGTCGACTGGACGGACGGGGCCACGTCCCTTTCCATTGGTGACTATGTCGAGGTGAACAGCCGTTGGCTCTTTCAGGTCACGGGCGTTGCCGCTGGTCTGGTGACGGTTGCGCCAAACCTGCCTCTTGGGGTATTGGTGGGACAGGCCGTGTCCGTCGCCAAACCCGGCGTAACCATGCGGCTGGTGCCTGACTCCGTATCAGCGGGGGCGTCCCTCAATGGACGGGGCTCCATCTCCTTTCAGGCTATCGAGGACCGACCCTAGTGCGCTTCCTGTCCCCCGCCAATAGAGACGCCCTTGCAGCGGGCCGCCTAGTCGCCCGAGACTTCCTGTGGATCGTCGCGCGCGAGCGGGATACGGGCGATCCTGCCGCCGTTGGCTTCTGGTCTGATGTTGACGATCTGGGGGACGCCCGGGTCATCAATCCAGATACCGGGCTGGAGGTGTCGCGCGCATACAAGGGCGCGGGCGGTCTGGTCGAGATCGACGCCATCCCTGCCGTGAGCATGATCGAAGTGCAGGACGTGAATATCCGCCTGTCACAGCTTGACGCGGCAGTGGAGCAGGCGGTCCGGCTTTACGATGTCAAACAGGCCCGGGTGGAAATTCACCGGGGGCTCTATGATCCGGAAAGCCGCTTGCAGGTCGCCCCGGCATATGTCCGTTTCGTCGGCTTTGTGAACAATGTCACGATCCTGACCCCTGCCGAAGGCCGGGACGGCGGCGTGAACCTGACTTGTGTAAGTCATACGCAAGAGCTTATGCGGTCCAATCCGGCCACCCGGTCGCACGAGGACCAGATCAACAATCGCAGCACGTCCGACAACTTCCTTGCAGACACCGCCGTCGCCTTCGAATGGGAGATTGATTGGGGGGCGGTGCAAGGGTCGCAAAATGTCGACACCCGCAAGGGCCTGTTCGGCTGGGGCAACTTCTTGGGATTCCTATGAGCGGCGTCCGTCTCCTCCTTGAATTTCACGCCGCCACCGGACTGCCCTTTCCCGCCACCGCAGCATGGGCCGACAAGCTCTACCAGCGCGCCCGCAGCGACCCCGACTGGCTTTGTCTGGAGCGGCCCGGGGGCATCCTCCTAGCCGCAGTCTCCCCCAGCCCCCTAGGCCCGTTTCTGGCCGCGCAGGAATTGGCTTGGTGGGTGACGCCCGAGGCGCGAGGGGCGGGCATAACCATGCTGCGCGATTATGAAAAGTGGGCTATAGGTAAAGGCGTGGGCGTTATCGAGGTCAAATCTCTGGCCATGTTCCCCGCGACCGAACGGCTCTATCAGCGGGCCGGGTACACCAAACTGGAAACGAGTTGGGTTAAATGGCAGTCTTTTCGTTCGTAGGCGCAAGCCTCTTTGGCGCTGGCACATTCCTTGCCACCCTGACCGCAGGCGCTTTGCAGACGGCGGCTGGCATCGGCTTGAGCATGATCGCCAAGGCCATTTCTGGCCAGTCCGAAGGCTCCAAGTTTGGCGTTCAGGTGCGCTTGCAGGGCGGCGACGATGTCCCCCGCTCCATCCTTCTTGGCTATGCCTCGACGGCGGGCTCTCTGGTCTATGCGAATTCGTGGGGCAATCCGGACAGCTTGCCAAATGCGTATTTTACGCAAGTCATCGCGCTGGCAGACTACCCGATCCGGGCGCTGGTGGGCGTGGACGTCAACGGCATCCCCGGCACGCTGGGCACGGAAGCGGAGGGCAACCTTGGCTTTCCCGTGCTGGAGTACCGGAAGGATGGCCGGGACCACGTTTGGGTCAAGTTCTATGATGGCAACCAGACCGCTGCCGACCCCTTCCTTGTGTCCCGAGTGTCGAGCGCGGCGCGCCCGTGGGAGCCGACTCGCGTGGGCCGAGGCATCCCTTACGTCATGGTCACGTGCCTTGCACCAGAACGGCAGGACGGGGAGGAAAAGCCCCTGTTCACTGGTGGCCTGCCGCGCTTCAAGTTCTCCGTTCACGGCGCTCGCCTGTTCGATCCGACCGACCCCACCCACGTCTGGGAGAACCCGGCCACGTGGGGCGGCGATGGCGACTTCCTGCCCGCTGTCCAGATTTACAACCTCATGCGTGGCATCCGCTTTAATGGGGTCTGGCTCTATGGCCTCCAGTCGCTCCCGGCTGCCCGGCTCCCCCTTAGCTGGTGGCAATACCAGATTGGCAAGTGCCGCGCCGAGATCGAAGGGCCGGACGGTCCCGAGCCGACCTATCGCACGGGCGGCGAAATTCAGGTGGGCGCGCAGATCAAGACTGCCCTAGAGGCGATCCTGACCGGCTGCCAAGGGCGCTTGAGTGAGGTAGGCGGATCGTACAAGCTCCACCTTGGCGCGCCAGACGCTGCCGTCCGGGCCTTTGACGACTCCGCGATCCTGTCGACCGAAGAGCAGTCTTTCACGCCCTTCCTTGGGCTGGAGGATACGATCAACGGCATTCAGGCGACGTATCCGAACCCCGCAGAGGGGTGGAACACCAAGACCGCCCCTCCGCTCCTCCGCACGGACCTTGAGGCCCTAGACGGCAACCGCAGGCTTATGGCGAGCGTGTCGCTGGATATGGTCCCCTATACCGGCCAAGTGCAACGGCTCATGCTGTCGGCTTTGCTGGAGGCGCAGCGCGCCCGTCGCCACACGTTCGTTATGCCTCCCGAATATTGGGACTTGGAGCCGGGCGATTATGTGGAGTGGACCAGCGCGCGCAATGGTTACGAAACCAAAATGTTCCGCGTCGACGGCGTTGGCGATCAGCCGGACCTAAATGTCCTGCTCGACGTAACCGAAGTCGATCCGGCTGACTATGATTGGGATCAAGATACCGATTTCCGCCCTGTCATCGAAGGGCCGTTGGAGCTTGTCGAGACGCCGCCCGTGCCAATGGTCGGATGGCAGGTCTATGGCGTGGCGATCAAGGATGAGCTTGGCAGGGACCGTCGCCCCGGGATTGAGGCGTGGTATCAACCGGGCCTCCCGGGCATCCAGTACGTCCGGATTCAGGTGCGCTTGCCCGACGCGGCCCAACCGTTTATCGACGTCCTGACCAACTATGGGACGCCCTTCCGCACACAAGTCGCGGGCAACTTCCCGCCGAATACAGACTATGAGGTCCGGGGCATCTATGTGCCGCTTGACCCGAACGCCACGGCGGCGTGGTCGGAATGGCTGGCCGTCCGTACCCCGGACGTGAAACTCTCCCCCGGGCT